AACTGGAGAGTTACAAAAACAACCTTAAGACTTGGTAGTAGAATAGTAGGTAAATGTATGATGGGGTCTACTAGTAATGCTTTGGATAAAGGTGGTGATAATTTTAAAAGATTATATAATGAATCAGATGTTACGCAGAGAAACCGCAATGGACAGACAAGTTCAGGACTCTATTCTTTGTTCATACCTATGGAGTGGAACTACGAAGGATACATCGATTCTTATGGATTACCTGTATTCGAAACCCCCAAAAAAGAAACAAAAGGGCCTCGCGAAGATGTTATAAATATTGGTGTTATAAATTATTGGGAAAATGAAGTAGAGGGTTTGAAAAATAATCCTGATTCATTAAATGAATTTTATAGACAATTTCCCAGGACTACAAAACACGCTTTTAGAGACGAAACTAAACAATCATTATTTAATTTAACTAAAATATATCAACAGATAGATTATAATGAAGAAATGTCTAGAACTCTTGGGTTAACGTGTGGTAATTTCCAATGGGTGAATGGAATTAAAGAAGATTCTAAAGTGATATTTATGCCTTATAATGATGGCAGATTTTGGATTACATGGACACCATTAAATAATTTACAAAATAATGTTGTAATTAAAAATGGTAAAAACTATCCTGGTAATGAACATTTAGGGGCTTTTGGATGTGATAGTTATGACATATCAGGGACTACTGATGGTAAAGGATCTAAAGGTGCTTTACATGGATTAACAAAATTTAGTATGGAAAATTGTCCTGCTAATAGATTTTTTTTAGAATATATAGCAAGACCTCAAACGGCAGAGATCTTCTTTGAAGATGTTTTAATGGCAATTGTTTTTTATGGTATGCCAATACTCTGTGAAAATAATAAACCTAGATTGTTGTATTATTTAAAAAGAAGAGGTTATAGAGGTTTTTCTATAAATCGGCCAGATAAAATATATTCTAAATTATCAGTTGCCGAAAAAGAAGTAGGGGGAATTCCTAATTCAAGTGAAGATATAAGACAAGCCCATGCGGCTGCTATAGAAAGTTATATTGAGACTTATGTAGGCTATAATAATGAACAATATGGAGATTTATATTTTCAACGTACATTAGAGGATTGGGCACAATTTAATATGTTTAATAGAACAAAACATGATGCATCTATAAGTTCAGGTCTAGCAATTATGGCATGCAATAAAAATAAATATAAACCAGTTAATGAGTTTAAAAGAGAAAAAATTCCTTTAGGATTTAAAAAATATAATAATGCTGGTTACTCATCACAAATAATACAATAAATGAACGGAACGGATACTAATTATTTAAGTGGTTTTCCTAGTCAGGTGGTACCTATCGAGGAAAAAAATAGTTGGGAGTACGGCTTAAAAGTAGCTAGAGCGATAGAAAACGAGTGGTTTAGTAACAATAGATATGGTGCTGCAACTACACGAACAGGTTTGTATCAAACTAATTATGCAGAATATCATAATAGAAGACTATATGCACGTGGCGAGCAAAGTATACAAAAATATAAAGATGAATTATCTATTAATGGTGATTTATCATATCTTAATTTAGATTGGAAACCTGTACCTATTATATCTAAGTTTGTAGATATTGTTGTAAATGGTTTATCAGATAGAGATTATGAAATTAAAGCATTTTCTCAAGATCCTGAAGGTTTAAAACAAAGAACCGCTTATGCAAAGGATTTAATGAGAGATATGATGATGAAAGATCTTTTAGCTAAAGCCCAATCACAATTAGGAATGGATCTATCAGCTTCTGGGCAAAAGGAAAATTTGCCTGAAACTCAAGAAGAAGTTGAGTTGCATATGCAACTAAATTATAAACAATCTATTGAAATAGCGGAAGAGGAAGCTATAAGTCAAGTTTTAGCTGAAAATAAATATGATCAAGTTAAAAAACGTTTAATTCAAGATTTAGTTATATTAGGAATTAGTGCAGTTAAAACTAATTTTAACAGTGCTAATGGAATTACTGTAGAATATGTTGACCCGGCTAACCTTGTTTATTCTTATAGTACAGACCCTAATTTTCAAGATCTATATTACGTAGGGGAAGTTAAGATGATTAGTATGTCTGAACTTAAAAAACAATTTCCATATTTAACTGATGCTCAGTTAAAGAAAATTGAAAAGTTTCCAGGTGAAATGAATTATTTAAGAAATTGGAATGAAGCACCTGATGTAGTTGCAGTAATGTTTTTTGAATATAAAACCTATATGGATCAAGTATTTAAAATAAAACATACTGAACAAGGATTAGAAAAAGCATTAGAAAAACCTGATACTTTTAATCCACCAGAAACCGATAATTTTGAAAGAGTTAGTAGAAGTATTGAAGTATTATATACTGGTGCTAAGATATTAGGAATTAATGAAATGATTAATTGGGGGATGTCTACTAACATGACCCGACCTTATGCCGATAATACTAAAGTTAAAATGAATTATGCTATTGT